AAAATGGAAAAGATGCCTAATTTAAAAACAGAAGAAAAAACTGATAAAGATATTTTAGGAGGAACTGAAGATGAGGTTATACCATTTTAATGATTAATATAATTGTAGGACCTCCTGGTACAGGAAAAACAACAGAGCTCTTAAATATATGTCAACAAAAAAAAGAACAAGGTGTTCCTTGGGAAAGAATAGGTTTCTTTTCTTTTTCTAAGAAAGCAGCATATGAAGCTAAGGATAGGGCAAGACATAAGTTTCAAGCTAGTAGAGATGATTTAACTCATTTTAGAACGTTACATAGTTTTGCTTTTAGGCATTTAGCTGTCAAAGAAGATAACTTAATGAAACAAAAACATTGGAAAGAATTATCTTCTAAGGTTGGTTTTAATTTAGTTTTTAATGATAATGATGATTCTGTTTATACAAATTCTAATCATCAGTTTATAAATCTTATTAACAAAGCGCGATTAAAAGATATTAGTCTTGCAGAAGAGGTTAGGCTTTATCCTGATCCGATTAACATGGTCAAGCTAGATTATTTAAACAGAGTCATTAATGAATATAAAAAAGTTAATGAACTTTATGATTATACGGATATGATTGTTGATTACACAACTGACACAGTTTCGACACAGTTTGATGTGCTGTTTATAGACGAAGCTCAAGACATGCCTCGCATTCAATATAACATGGTAGATAAATTAATTAGTAACAGTAAAGAGGTTTACATTGCTGGTGATGATGATCAAGCTATCTTTCGTTGGTCAGGCGCTGATGTAGATAAATTTATATCTCTTCAAGGGACAGTAAAAGTTTTAGACAAATCGTATCGTTGTCCGCGAAGAGTGTTTCGATTAGCCAATAATATTATAACTAAAATACGAAACAGGCGTCCGAAAGTTTGGCAACCAAAAGAAGATGAAGGTAAAATATATCGTATACCACATTTACGCCACATTGATTTATCTTCAGGTAACTGGTTAATCCTTGGCAGAACAAAAAAAATTAGAAATGAAATGATAGAAGAAATACTTTTAGAACAAGGTTATTGGTATGGACGAGGGGAGCATAGACCAGTGTCTACGACTGTTTTAGGTGCTATCGAGGTATGGAAAAAATTAAAGTCTGGTAACACGGTTACCTTAACAGAGGTTAAAACTTTGTATAATAAAATAAAAACTAAAGTTGGAATTAAACATGGTCACAAAACAATGAAAGTGGAGAATGATAAACAATTATTTTCATTACAGCAACTAAAAGATCATTATGGTTTACTTGTCGATGGAGAGTGGTGGGACGTACTCAGTTCATTAACACCTTTTGAAATTACTTATTTACGGCGGCTTGAGAAAATAGGTGAAGACATAACAACAGAACCACGAATTCGTGTTTCTACAATTCATCAAGCTAAAGGCGGAGAATGTGAAAATGTTATTGTGTTATTAGATTTAGGAAAGATTGTTTATAGATCTTATTTAAAAAATCCTGATGATGAGCACCGTGTTTTTTACGTTGCTGTCACCAGAGCAAAAAACAATTTGTATATTGTTGAGGCTCAAAAACAACAAGGTTACCGAATGTACGGTGATGAAAGGATGCATGATGATTTATAAAAAAATACTTAACAAAGCCATTGAATTGATCGGCGGAGCACGAAACACGGATTACGGAGATCGGGTTACCAATCATCAAAACATCGCTAACTTATGGTCTGCTTTTTTAAATAAAAAAATATCAGCTCATGATGTAGCAATTTGTATGGCTTTAGTTAAAGTAGCGCGTCTCATGCATAGTCGTAAATCTGATAGTTATGTAGACCTAGCAGCGTACGGCGCAATCGCAGGGGAGATAGCAGAACGTGAGGAGGATAAAAATGACTAATGTTACAGAAACAAATTTTTTTCAACCGAAACCAGAATGGGTTCCTCCACATGAACTACCTGATATCACTGATGCAAAAGTTATTGCTTTTGATTTAGAGACCTATGATCCACAACTAAAAGCAACTGGACCAGGATGGACAACTAAAACAGGGCATATTATTGGCGTAGCGGTAGCCGTGGATGGTTGGAAGGGTTACTATCCTATTCGTCATGAGAACGGTTTTAATTGGGATAGAAGACGTGTCTTAACATGGATGAAAAAATTAATGCAAACAGATGCTATTAAAGTAGCTCATAATGCTATTTATGATTTAGGTTGGTTATATGCTGAAGGGATTGAGGTTAAAGGTCCAATAGTTGATACAATGTTAATGGCTCCTATTTTAAATGAAAATAAATTTTCTTATTCATTAAGTGCGGTTGGAAAAGATATGCTTGGTGAAATAAAAAATGAAACACTTTTAAAACAAGCGGCTACTGAGTTTGGTATTGATCCTAAAAATGAAATGTATAAGTTACCAGCTATCTTTGTAGGTGATTATGCAGAGCAAGATGCAGACTTGACTTTACGACTGTTTCACCACATGCGACCACTCATAGAAAAACAGAGTCTAAACACAGTGTATAAATTAGAGATGAATCTTATACCAATTATATTTGAAATGACAAAACGAGGAGTTAGAGTTGATAGAGAAAAAGCAAGACGTTATAAAAAAAGTTTTAAGAATACAGAAAAGAAGATACTTGATGAAATATTGGCAGACACGGGTATTGCAGTTGATATTTGGGCTGCGGCTAGCGTTGCAAAAGTATTTGATAAACTTAAAATAGATTATCCGAGAACAGAAAAAACACAGGCACCTAGTTTTACAAAAGATTTTTTAATGCATCACTCACACCCAATTGCTAAAAAGATTCAGAGTGCTAGGGAATTTAATAAAGTACAATCAACTTTTATTGATACTATTTTAAAACATGGTGAGTCAGGACGCATTCATGCAAGTATTCATCAAATGAGAGATGGTACATCAGGAACAGTGTCAGGTCGATTTAGTTATTCTAATCCAAACTTACAACAATTACCCTCTCGTAATAAAGAAATTAAAAAACAAATACGTGGATTGTTTTTACCTGAAGAAGGAGAGACATGGGGATCTTTTGATTATAGTCAGCAGGAACCACGGATCGCGTCACACTTTGCTTCAAGCTTAGGATGTGAAGGAGCTAAAGATGTTGTCGAAGAATATCAAAAAAATCCTGATGCAGATTTCCATAGTATAGTAGCAAACATTGCTAACATTGGCAGAGATCAGGCAAAAACTATTAACCTTGGATTATTTTATGGCATGGGCGTTAACAAACTTTCCAACGAATTGCAAGTGAACGTTGATGTTGCAAAAGAAATTTTAAAGGAGTACAATTCTAAGGTACCGTTTGTTAAAGAGTTAACTAAACGTGTATCAAACTTCGCCAATAGTGAGGGTTACGTCTCAACAATCAAAGGTAGAAAATGTCGTTTTGAGTTATGGGAACCGACCACTTTTGGCGTGTTCAAAGCTCTACCAGAAGATCAAGCAAAATTAAAATATGGAAAGCATCACATTTTACAAAGAGCTGGAACTTACAAAGCATTAAATAGATTGATACAAGGATCAGCAGCGGATCAAACAAAACAAGCAATGATAGAATTGTATAAAGAAAATTTAATTCCTTTAATACAAATTCATGATGAGCTCACATTAAGTTTTAATGGTGAAGAAAAAACTAAAAATAAAATAATGGAACTTATGACACATGCTGTAAAATTAACCGTTCCAAGCAAAGTTGATTGTGATTTAGGAAAATCTTGGGGTGACGCTACCTAAAAATATTGGCGGTTTTCTGCGGTAAAATAGATATGTCTTGCGTATGATATAATATTATATAATATATACTTATAATTTTAGAAAGAAGGAATTATGAAATATACTAAACAAGACTTATTTAAAATAATTGGCCCAGAATTTTTCTCTGCAATTTTTACTAAGAGTAACGGTGAAGAGAGAAAGATACTTGCTAAACTACATGTAAAAGATCAAAAGTTTTTTGCAGGTGGTGAATTACTTGGTGACAGAAATCATTTATTAGAATGTATTGATGTCAACGTTCTTAAAAAAGTTGATGATCCAAAAAAAGCTTGGAGATCAATACAAATAAATAATTTAATCAGCCTTAAAATAAAAGGTGTTGAACATATTGAGAAAGGAGAAAGTCATGCACAAGCCGCTTAAATTTATTGAACCAGTACAAATAGAAATGGATTTTAATGTCCCATTTACTTTCAAAGACAGCATTGCTAAAGTATCTAGAAAAAATCCAATGAGAGGATCTATCTTACAAAGTTTCTTAGGTGATGTTTGTCAGAATAAAAAATCTTCTTTTACTGATTGGGTATTAGATGCTAAAGAAGAAGAGCAAGAACAGGAGGATATATAAATGCATCCTGAAATAAAAGCAGAAATAAAATCTTTAAAAGAATCTATAGCTCACTATGAAAGTGAGCTAAAGAAACCTGTTTGGAATTATATATTTGATGATGAAGACAGCCACACAAGAGCTAGAAGAATTATTAAAGTTAAAAAAGAACAGTTAACAAAACTAGAAAGTTGGTATCAATGAGCATTAAAACTATTAAAGTCATTCCTAATCCTGATGACGAGATTTTGGAGATACCAAAATTTTTACGTGACCTTGCTGAGAGGGATAAAAAAGAAGGTAGGCAAGGTAAAGGTTTAAATTCTATTTCTGAGGTACCTAAGATTGTGGTGCCTTCATTACCTATGTCACCTAAACAAGAAAAGAAAAAGCGTCAACAAGAGTTGATGTCTTTTCTTGCTAGCTTAGTTGATACTGGTTTAAAGAAAAAACCACTTATTGCTAAGATGAGAGATAAGTTTCCTAAGCTTAGTTCTTCTCAGATTTGTCGATTTGTGAATAATCAATTGAAATTAAAAGTAATCGCAATTGATACTAAATATAAAACTAAACCTGTTATTATCAAAGGTAAATATTGGAGGGTCCTATGATTGATTTGTTTGAAAAATTAGTTATCTAATGCTTTCTCTAATAATACTTCAAGTCGTATCACTCGCTCTCTTATGTCTGGTATGTCTTGGAGTATTATTTTTTCTAGTTGCTGTTGCTGTGACTCAACTGCTTCTAATCGTTGAGACATCATTCCGTAAGTAGTTCCTGCTGTTAATAAAATTAACCCCACCCAAATAACATTTTTTAAATTAGTTTCCATTAAATTATTCTCCTATTTAAAAACTCATCTCTTAATGAAGCATCTAAATCTTGAGGGTTTGAGACTTCTCCTAATGCATTAAAGTTTAAACCTGTAGGACTTTCTCTATTTATTAAAGTTGGATTATCTTTCATTTCTTTAATCATGTTAATGTTATTTATTCCTGTGTCTGGATACCCTGCTTTATTAGCTAAGTAGTTTCGATAAGCTGTGTTATCTAATGTAACACCTCCTATTCCAACATTATTAAATCTATAATTAAACCTGTTATCTCCTTCTTTTGGAGCACCTGCTAACTGACTAAAATCTAAGGAACGATTACCGCGAAGCGCGTCAAAATCATTTTGGTTAGCTTGATACTGATAAGGTAAACTATTTACTATTTGATTTACAGTAGAGTTATTTACAATCTCACCTGCAGTTTGCGCTTTATTCCATAATTCTAATTTTTGTTCTTCAGATAAATTGTCAGTATTTATAAAATTATTTTTTTTAATTTTTTTATCGTTTTTAATACTTTCTATATCAAGAGAAACAGTTTCTTCCTTATTACCATCATCAATAGTAAGCATGTTTTTTAAATCACTTATAAAGCCTGATGGAGCATTTGCTAGATCTCTATACACCTTACTATCGGTTATTCCTGTTTTATCTCCTACAAGACTAGCTCCTGATTTAACTTTTCCACCCATTTTATTTAATACACCTAAAATAGATTTAGCCATACCAACACCAGGTATAAGATTAGACGCGGCGCCTACTAAATTTTGAATACCAGATGTTATAGGAAATTTTTTTTTATAGGCTTCCGCACCTCCTGCATTTCCAATAGTTTTATTATCAGAACCTGGATTAATTTGATTTCCTTTTCTGTCTGTAAACGTAAAATTAGAAGGATCAAAAGTTTGCCCTGTTTTAAGAGCTTGCATTCTCATTTGATATTCGTTGCGATTGTCTCCAGCTATTTGATTATTTTGATATTTATCTTTATTGGCTATTAAATTTTCAATAGCTTTATTTGATTCATTTATTGATTGAGATTGAGGAGAATTAGGTTGTGATGAACCTGAAGAGGTATGCGTTGATTTCTTTTTACCTGACAAAAAACTAAAAATACCCACTATGCCACCATTTGTTGTGGTTTTTTATTACTCATTAAAGAAGCTATGCCACCTTGATTTGCAAAGAAAGGAAGACCTACACTTTCTAATTGATTTATTGTTTCTGGATCTAATCCTGGTTGACGATTTGATGGAGAAGGAATAGGATCAATAACCGCGGCCATATTAAAGTTTGCGTCTGGTTGAGGAACATTAATTTCAATATCTTCAATATTTAAATCCTCTTCTACTATATCAGGAGTGTCTCCCCTAGCTGCGGGATTTTCTAATAATCCTGTTTCATTAAAGTTTTGAAATTTTAAAGGTTCTTTATCTCCTTCTTCAGGTTTATTATCATAAGCTTCATTATAAAGCTTCATAAAATTATCAATAATTAAATCAACGTCTTCTTTTTGCCTACCTACAAATTCTTTAGAAGACTCAAAAAGACCGTCTTTATAAATATCTAATAATCTTAAACCTGCTGAATATCTTTTAAAGTAAGGTATGCGTGAATCTAACGACTCAAATAAATATTTTGTATTCTTAGGATTAGCTAAAAGTTTTGAAAATAAATAACCACTCAATGTAAAGGGTAATGATATACCTCCAGCCCCTCCAGCCCCTGATTGAGCTGATTGTTGTAAAGAAGCTCCTCCTCCAAGTGTCAAACCTCCAATGGTAAGACCAATAATAGAAGTTAATCCTCCAAATACTGCTGCTCTTTTAATAAATTGATTTGGGTCAGGAAGAGGTATTTCACCTTGTTTTGAAAGTAAATTTAAAAATTG